ACGAGCAAACCGCATAGGAGACCCAAATGCCAACTACAGTAATAACTGGGCGCGATGTAACCTTTACACTCGATAGCGCTGCTTATGACGCCCAGGCAACTAGCGCAGTCCTAAGCTGCGACACAATCATCGAGACCTATCAAACCCTTGATGGTCGCGCTTATAAGTCCGTTGATAAGCAATGGACATTCACAATCGAATTGCTACAGGATTGGGGAGCTGCTAGCTCACTATTCGAGGCAATGTGGTCTGATGCTGAATCAGCACCAAACACCACACTTGCAGTTTCATTTACTGCCGTAACTGGCGCAGTATTTGCTTTCAATGTATTACCAGTCTTTCCAGCAGCAGGTGGCGCAGCTCCAGGAGCGCTAACTGATACTTGGACAATGACTGTCGTTGGAACTCCAACAGAGACCTTCAGCTAAGAGATCGGAGCATCGGGAGCTATGAAAATATCAATCACAATTAAATACAGCTCAGGCGAATCAGTTACTTACCAAGCTGGCTTGCCAGAATGGGCTAAGTGGGAACGCAAAACTGGTAAGTCGATTTATTCGATGAAGGATATCTCGGCCTACCAGCAAGCGGACTTCTTAGATCTTGCTTACTTTGCGTATAAGCGCGAAGCAGCAGGAAAGCCAACCAAGTCCCAAGAGATTTGGGAGCTGACAGTTGAGGAAATGACGATTGGAGATGAAAGCCCAAAAGTTACGAGCCCGGAAGCATCAACCGACTAATCATCGAGATTGCTATCGCAACTGGGATTCCAATGCCTTACTGGACAGATATTGACCAAGTAATGACTGCAATAGATATATTAAAGGAGCGTAGCGGTGGCAGATGAATTACCAATCAGCTATGACAAGCGCGAGCTCCGCTCAATCATTACCGCTTTCAAAGCGATGGATGATGAAGCCATTAGCCAAGCTAAACAAGAATCTAGCGCGTTGGCTACTTACGCAGCGAATGAAATCAAAGCCTATGGGCTCACAAGGACTTTTGGTCAAGAAGCAGTTAGAAGAATTACAAGTGGCGTTAAAGTCTCGGCCAGTTCCAAAATCGGCGAGTTCTCTTACGGCTTTGCAAGTCAGCGCTTTTCTGGTGGCGGTAGCACACAAAAACTCTGGGCAGGTTATGAATTTGGATCTAATCGCTATCGTCAGTTCCCAAGAAGAACACCAAGCAAAGGTCGCGGAAATGCTGGCTACTTTATCTACCCAACCCTTCGTAAGATTCAGCCTGAATTGATTAAGAAATGGCAAGAAGCATTTTCCAAGATATTGAAAGAGTGGGATAAGTAATGGCTGGCAGTAGAACGCTCAAGCTCTCGATTCTTGCTGATGTGGATGATTTAAAAAAGAAGCTTGATACTGGGTCTAAAGAAGTTGAAGGCTTTGGCGGTAAGTTAGAGAAGTTTGGCAAGGTTGCAGCAGCCGCCTTCGCAGCAGCAGCTGCAGCAGCAGCGGCCTATGCAGTCAAGTTAGCCGTTGATGGCGTTAAGGCAGCTATTGAAGATGAGGCTGCCCAGCTTCGCTTAGCCAATGCCCTAAAGAATGTTACTGGCGCAACTGAAGCTCAGATTTCAGCAGTCGAGGAGCAGATACTTAAAACCTCACTAGCGACTGGCGTTGCTGATGACCAATTGCGCCCAGCCCTTCAGCGTTTAGCAACTGCAACAGGATCAGTAACTAAATCGCAAGATTTATTGACGCTAGCTTTAGATATTTCAGCTGCTACTGGTAAGAGCGTAGAATCCGTTTCAAATGCCCTTGGTAAGGCATATGAAGGCAATACAGCCTCTTTAACGCGTCTAGGTGTTGGTTTATCCAGTGCTGAAATTAAGACCCTTGGATTAGAGGGAACAGTAAAGCAATTAGCTGAAACATTTGGTGGAGCAGCCACAGTTCAAGCTAATACTTTTGAAGGTCAAATCCAAAGACTAAGAGTGGGCTTTGATGAGGCTAAAGAATCAGTAGGAGCTGCTTTATTGCCTACTCTTCAAAGACTTTTGGATTATTTTATAAACACAGTTATTCCAAAGTTTATTGAGTTCAAAGACGCAGCACTAAAGCCAGTTACAGATGCAATTGCTAGAAATAAAGATTCTCTGACTATTCTTTATAACTTTATCAAAGACTTTGTAGTTCCAGTTTTAATTAATAACCTTGGTGGAGCACTTGGATTTATTGGTAAAGTCGCTGGCGGTATTTTAGATGTTATTGGTGCAGTAGTTAATGGAATTAAGAGCGCAGTTAATTTTGCCATCGATGCAATAAATGTCCTTATTCGCGCTTACAATGCCGTCCCACTTTTGCCTAATGTATCTACTATTTCTAAACCATCATTCTCAGCCCCTAGCACTCCAAGCAGCTCAACACTTCCAAAAATTGCTACTGCTCCAAGCCCAAGCGTCCCACCAGCTCCTAAGCCATCTACTACTCCGAGCGCTCCATCGGCTTCCACTCCTAGCGCCCCATCGACATTAGTGCCGAGCGGTAATGCAATTCCTTCTGGATTCAATGTTGCTGCAACAGTTGCAGCTAATCAGCAAGGCAATGTCGTAATCAATGTAAATGCTCCAAGCGCTATTGATGAAGAGGGCTTTACCAGAGCAGTTATCTTGGCTCTCAACAATTCAACCAATCGCGGAACTACTGGCGCTGGCGATCTAAGGACTTCGGCTCAAATCCTATGACCCTCTGGACTCCCGATTGGCGAATCAAGGTCAATGGCTCAGAGCTAACCTCAGTTACTCTGAGCAATCTAACTATTACTTCTGGGCGTCAAGATATTAATTCACCAACTCCCGCAGGGTATTGCTCGCTTGAGGTTATAAATACCGATGGCACTAATTACTCATTTACAATTAATACCTCAGTTACAATCGAAATTAAAGATACTAGCGGAAATTATGTATCTCTCTTTGGCGGTAGAGTTTCAGACTTGCGACAAATAGTAAGAAGCGCTGGATCAAGTGCAGTGATTACCAGCCTTCGCATTACTGCCATTGGAGCGCTTTCAAAATTGCAAAGAGCTATCTTTGATGGCAATTTGGCTGAAGGTTTAGACGGGGCTCAAATTACTGACTTGCTAGATGATTTGCTCCTTAATTCTTGGAATGAAGTCCCACCAGCAGAAACTTGGGCAACCTATGATGCAACGGAAACTTGGGCTCAAGCTCAGAATATCGGACTGGGTGAAATCGATGCTGGCGAATATACAATGGTCAGCCGCCAAATCACAGATAGCATAATTGGCCCAATAGCCAATTCAATTGCTAATTCAGCTTTGGGTTATCTCTATGAAGATGCTAATGGTCTTATTGGATATGCAGACGCAAGCCATCGTCAGGATTACCTAATTGCCAACGGCTATACAGACTTAGATGCTTCTCACGCCATCGCCTCTGGCATTGGCGTAATTCAGCGCCAAGGCGATTTAGCGAATAAAATCATTATGGATTATGGCAACAACTTCAATAGTTCCTACACTGCTCAAGACACAACTTCTCAATCAACTTTTGGGCTATTTGCCGAGCAATTTAACAGTTATCTAAAGAACGCGGCCGATGTCGAAGATGTAGCAGATCGCCTAATTCAACTTCGCGCCTACCCTAGAGATACTTTCCAATCCATCACTTTTCCACTTCAATCCCCTGAAATTGATAATGTTGATAGGGATGCCCTACTAAATATATTTATGGGCCAGCCAGTCCGAATTACCAATCTGCCTCTTAATATCCTAGGTGGCGAATTTACTGGTTTTGTCGAGGGCTGGACATTCAGCGCTTCGGTTTCGGGCTTATCAATTACCTTCCTAGCTACCCCAACAGAGTTTTCGGCCTTTGCTCAACAATGGGCTCAAGTCAATGCAGCTGAAAGCTGGAATAGTGTTCTTAATACGCTAGAATGGCAAGACGCGATAGGAGTTATTAGTTAATGGCCAATACGACCAATTTCAACTGGGAAACGCCAGATGATACAGATTTAGTGAAGGATGGCGCAGCTGCCATTAGAACCCTAGGCAATTCTATAGATACTTCATTTGTCGATCTTAAGGGTGGCACTACAGGACAAATTTTAAGCAAAGCTTCTAATACCGATTTAGATTACACTTGGATAGCCAACGATCAAGGCGATATAACTGAAGTCCAAGCTGGAACTGGTATTTCAGTAGCTTCAGGAACTGGCCCAATCCCAGTGGTAACTAACACAGTTGCAACCGCTTATGACGCCAAAGGTGATTTAGTAGTTGGAACTGGTGCAGATACTTTTGCTAAACTCACAGTTGGAACTAACGATTATGTTCTTACCGCTGCCAGCGGTGAAACCACAGGCTTAAAATGGGCCGCACCTGCTTCTGGCGGTGGATTAACTCTTTTAGACACAATGACTCTTTCAGGTTCTTCAACTACTTCTGCAACTTTCTCGAGTTCATATAAGTATTTAGAATTTTATTTCAAAAGCATTTATGGAAGCGCTTCTGCCAATTCAATTAAAATTAGATTTAATGCTGATACTGGCAGCAACTATGCTTGGCATTTTGTCGTAGCAGGTGGCAGCGAAGCTGCAACTTCTCAAACTGCAATAAGACTTGGAACTATAAATAGCCATAGCGCCACTTTGGAAAGACTATATGGAACTGGCAGACTATGGCGGCCAAGTGATACTGATGTTGTTTATTTTGAAGCAGATTGTGTAGTTAGAAGCGGCTCTAATCCTGAATGGTCAAATGTAAGTGCTATTTATGATAATTCAGCAGCGATAACTTCATTTACTATTGCTCCTGATTCTGGAACTTTTACCGCTGGAACTGTTTATATTTATGGGGGGAACTAATGACTAGACCAATTGTAAGAATTTATACTGCTCCTGGTGAGTTTATAGATCGCGAAATGAATGATCAAGAATTTGCCCAATATGAAATAGACCAAGCAGAGGTAGCAGCACAAAATCAGGCTAAATTACAAAAAGCTGCTGAAAAGGCAGCCCTGCTAGATCGGCTAGGCATTACTGAGGATGAGGCTAAACTGCTTCTAGCATAATCTTGAGGGATTGTGTTAAATAACTAATATGCCTAAACTATGCGCAGCAGGAATTCAACTTCGGGAGCAAATCGATGACGATTATCCTGATCGCGATCGTAAGTCTGATGGTTGGGTGGCTGATGCTCGTCACGTTGCCAAAGGCACTTCTGACCATATACCAGACGCTCGAGGAATCGTCCGAGCTTTAGATATCGACGCTAACCTTAACGCGCATCCTGAAGAAACTTATGCGCTGGTGGAAAAGATTCGCAAGTGTGCCAAGCGCGGAGATAAGCGCATTAAATACATTATCTACGACGGAAAGATTATGAGTCCGATATTGGGATGGAAACGCCGAAAATACAAAGGCGCTAATCCTCACCGCTCGCACTTTCACATTAGCTTTACAACTTTGGGAGACAATGACGGCAAATGGTTCGACCTTGAAGGAGACAGAAATGAGCGACTTAAAGAAGATGGCGGAAAGTTGGGCCAAAACGTTCTTAGCAACAGCCCTAGCAACCTATCTCGCGGTGGGTTGGGATGTCGATGCGATTGCAAATGCGGCGCTAGTATCAGTCTTGCCTAGCATTATCAACTGGCTTAACCCTAACTACGAGCGTTACGGAAAAGTCCGGTAATGGATGCAAATACCATCGCTGGATTCGTAGCTTCGGTTCTCGGATCAATCGCCTTACTTATCGCTGGGCTTCGTTACATAATCAAATTAGAAAATATACCCATAGTGTCGCGCCTTGATAAAATGGAGTCTCAGTTAGAATTAGCCCTATCGAAGAAGGTGGGGGCTAATGGCAACAAGAAAGCGCGTTAAGAAGCCGGTCAAGAAAACGGCTAAATCTCGCCGCACAGTTAAAGAGTTGCCCACCAAATTGGATTTTTGGGCAATTGCCTGTAAAGAGATTTACGAGACTTGCCGCCGTAATGGAATGGATGAGGGCTTAGCGCTTGCCTTTGCTATGGATCGAAGCGCTTGGCCTGACTGGGTAATCGACCCACAAGATCCGATTAGAAAAATCGGGTGGGAAGATGGCGAAGAGGACGTCTAATTTACCTACGAGAGGTTGAGCTATTCGAGGCTCTCAAGTCGCTTTATCCGGACTTGACGCCCTTATCAGCGACCGACCGGGCCGACGGCATTACCCACAACGCATATATCGAGATGAAGTGCCGACGCACTCATTACCCCACACTGTTGATTGAGAAGAAGAAGTGGGATTATTTGGCCGAAATAAGGGCTAGAACGGGCGCTCGGACGCTTTATATCAACTCCACCCCACAAGGGGTCTATGAGTTCGATTTAGGGGCTATAAACGAACCTGAGTGGCAATTAAAGGCCCTTCCAGATAAGACCGATTTCGCCAATAGCGGCAAGGTTGAGAAGCTTTGTGGATTCCTAGATATACGACACTCCGAACTCCTACTTGTATAAATCCATTTAATTAAATACATTTATCCCGTAAATCCATTTAAGGGTTACAGAACGGGAGAGTAAGTGATAAATAATCCAGCAGTAATTCGATTTGATTCTACTTCTGGCGCTTGGTCTGATGGTAAAAATTACGTTAAAGGCCAAATAATTCGCAGATATGCAATTGAATCGCTAGGTAGAAAATCAGTTAGAGGGCGGTTAAGCCGCGAGGAAATCTCAGCCTATTGGCTAGATCGATTTGGGGTGAACGCTGATGTCCAATAATTTCACAGCTGAACAAATCGTAATGATTTGCGTTGGCTTATTTGTAGGCGGCTTATGGATTAGTGGTCTCATTGAATCGGCAAAAGCCAAAGCCTTTAATGAAGGTTATAAAAGAGGACGGAGCACTATAAATGTCAGAGAGATCGTTAAGTGACTGGCTCTCGGATGCTGGTAACACCCTCGATGACAGGGGGCTTGAATATGGTGATCCGAGATTCAATCTTTTACGCATTTACAAAATCGCGAGGCTGCTCGGTATTCAGCTCCGAGACCCAGCTGACGTGGCACTCCTCTTTATCGCGACAAAACTCAGCCGAATGGTGGAAAGTCCAGAGCGCGAAGATTCGTATCTCGATCTCATTGGATACGCCGCTATCTTGGGTCGATGCCGATTTTCTACACCAGAAGATTGGGATGACGTTGAGTCTGACTCGCAACTATAACCAGCACCAATGGTGCGATATTTGTAAGAGCCGTTATGGACAAATGAAAGATGGCACTTGGCACTTAAAAGCCCAAACGCCAGCTGTATGGAAAGTGCAAAGTGAAACCCCTATCCGAAAGGTTCAAGTGCGGTTCTATTGCCAACCTTGCGCCGATGAGGTGCAGAATTGGCCAGACGGAACGTTTTGGTCATTAAAAGAACAATTAGAGATGGCGATCGACGAGTTCGCCGGACGGGAGAAATTAAATGTCGAATTACCTTGATGATTATGTAAGTGTGCAAGACAGACTAAAGGAGTTTATAAATGCGTTTCCAGACTATCGAATTAAAACTCACGTCCTTGAGGAATCGCTTACGCCTAACTGTGATGTCTATATTGTTAAGTGCGAGCTTTATCGGACTGAAGCGGATGCTGCGGCTTGGACAACCGGACTTAGTTCGGAATCAAAGTCAAAGCAATATGCTTTGGAACTTGCGGAGACTGGCTCTCTTGGACGAGCTCTTAATCTCGCTGGATATTTTGCAAAGCCAAGCCCTAGCCCAAAGAAAGCAATTCAGACGACCAAGCCTGAACTCGCCGAATTTATCAAAGAGACAAGACCAAACGACCCTGAACCGATTGTCTGGGATGTTACGGCTATCGCAGCGGAATTCGGCGCAGAAGTAGTCGATGAAGTGCCGCTGTGTGCTGAAGGTTGTGGCCCGATGATTCTTAAACAAGGCACAAAGGAAGGCAAAGAATATCGCGGCTGGGTATGCCCAAGACCGAAATCCGGCCATCCAGCTAAATGGATGAGAATCGGATCAGATGGTAAATGGGTATTCCAAAAGTGAAAGACGCACACCCTTTTAAGTGTGGGCCTTGTAAGAAGGTGACAGTCCACAGCTTCGTAACCAAATACGACAGCGAGATAACCGAAGGCGATGAAGTCTGGTTAATGGAATGTCAGAACTGTTTTGAGCAGCGCCTATTTGATCCAGTAGATCGAGTGATTAATCGAGAGGATGAGATAGGCCGCTGCGACCAATGTGGCAATTACAAGATGAAGAACGCTAAATGCCGAATCTGCCGAATAGCTGATGGGCAAGAGCGCATTAAAGAACGATATTGGAATGGCAACGCCACACTTGAAAGGTTTATCGATGCCGATATATGAGTTCAAATGCGATAAATGTGAAGCCATTACAGATGTCGCACTCGGCTTCGATGCACCTAAAGAAGTAATCTGTCAGAATTGTGGGGTGAGGATGTGGCGAGTATGGACGCCAACACCGACCCATTTTAAAGGAGACGGATGGGCGAGCAAGGAGAAATAAAGCGAAGAATTCACTCGATGCGTTATATCCGGCAGATGCTCGAGTGGGGATTCGATAAAGAGTTTATCGCCCGAGATATGGGCGTTGAACTCAGTTCATTAGAGACCAGATTAAGACGAGCAAAAGTAAGGGAGCAGAATGACAATCAAAGACCTGAGCCTCAAGCTAGCGGCAATCAGCCTTCTAGCAGACCAAGCAAAGCGGCTGAAAGACGAGCTAAGAGCCGAACTCAAGACCGAAATGGACAATCTAGGAGCTGATCGAGTAAAGGCTGAATTAGGCGATGAGGTAATCGCTTACATAACAACGACCAAGCCAAAGTTCAAGTGGGTTATCAAATCAGAGCGTAAGTTCGTTGAATGGGTGAAAGCCAATGTGCCTGGTGAAATAGTTGAACAGGTAAGAGAGTCGTCGGTTGATGCGATATTGGATAAATTTAATTACGTTGATGAGTTAGTTATTGATCCAAATGGTGAAACGGTTGATTGGTTAGAGGGTAGCGAGTCTGAGCCTTATTTAACTACTAAGTTTCACGGAGACGGCAGAGAGAAGCTAAGAGAAGCCATAATTGGGCTCA